TTTGAATAGAGGTAAAAGTGTTAAAACAGACGAATATAGATTATTTGTTCAAGAAATGAAAAATGTATTTTCTGTATTTGAATCTGCCGTTCCAACAACATTTAGAGGTTATTTTAAAGGGGATTTGTTGTATTTCAATACGCCATTAATTGAAAATGGACGATATGTTTTCAAACCAAACATTGTAACTTATGCGGTTAGTATTGATTCTGAATTGGGAAGAAAGATTTCGCAAAGCAAAGCTTCGGTTGTAGTACACAGAGAAGTGGATAGTTTTGGAAATGAAACTGCGATTACAAATTATAATGTTTTTCAAGGTAAACAATTGTTAGTAATACCGCCAATATCTGTAAATAATCCGCCTAATGTAAATGAAAAAAGATTAAAAGATATTATACTTTATATTAATAAACATGCTAGAAATATAGATGATTTTATTAATCCATCCAAATTGGCAAGTATGAAGATGACTAATTTTCCCGATGTATTATATAAATACTTGAATAGTAAAGTTGATACTGGATTAGTGAATATTGGCGACGATTTTCTACAATGGATTAGTCAAAGTAATCTTACAGATGTAATGAAAAAGAAGATTAATGAGTATGTTAGTAGTAATCGTGCTGGATTTGAATCTTTATGGAAAGTTGTTGTGGAAATAATGTCGGTTAAAGATGAAATTATTAATCAAATAGACAATCAAGATAGTGAAATTAAATCATATATAGGCAATGAACCAGGTGGTGAAGGTTATGTATTCTCTCATCCAGAAGGTGACATTAAGTATGTTTCCCGTTCCAAATTCAGCGCTGCAAATAGAGCTGCACATAAACAACCAATTGATGAAGGTGGATGGTTAAAGCCAGAACTTACATCCAAGACAGTTTTGTCACCGGATACAATTGAAAAATCAACTGAAAAGTTCAAAGTTTTTTTGGCTGATTTGAATATGTTTTTAAGTAATATACCATTAACTCCGATTAAAGATTATCAAATATTGGGTTCTGCTGGTTACTATAAACAAGATCAACACGATAAAGCACAAGTAACTTATGGTGATATTGATGTAATGGTTGTTATACCTATTGAAACCAATGAAGATGGAATCGATACAAAGAAAGAATATATCAAAAATGTAATTCAATTCATTGAAACCAGTGGACAAAATTATATTGATATTGAAAGTGCAAAAAGATCTGACGGTAAACAGATTATAATCAAACTTGACGATGGTGATTGGGTTCAATTAGATTTATTATATACTACAAAAATATATAAAGATTGGTTTGCTGCTAGATTTACACCTGAAAGAGGTATAAAAGGATTTACAATGGGAGGAATGTATGCCGCATTGGCAGAAGTTCTTAATATTAGAATTGGTGATACAGGAGTAAGAGCGAAATTTAAAGATGGTAAGATTGTATCTCCAATGTTAAGAAAAGATGTTGTAGATAAATTGATATCTAATAGTCCCCGTACATTTTTAAGAGATTTGGCAGACTTTTTAGCAGGTTTATTTGGAAAGAAAATTACTGATATAGATCAAAATTTATCCACACACAGTGGTGTTAATCCAAATGATGTTAAATTAAAAGATTTAACTACAGGTGTTCTTGGATTTGCAAAAACACTTGACAAAAATGGAATTCTTACAGATTTAGGATTTGATTATGGTTCATTCATTAAAGCAATAAAAGACAAATACGCAGAAAAGATGATTGAACAATATTCAAAGAAAGAAAAGAAAGCAACTACTCCAGAAACTCAAGCATCTATTGATAAAATCAAAAAACATGCTGATTTGGGAAATAAAATTGTCAATGATATATTAAAAGAATTTTTAATTACAGAAGGTGGTAATGCGGTTGCGGCTAATAGTGATTTACCAAAACAATATCTAGATTTCACAATAAAAAATGGTTTAAAAATATGGAATCTTGATTCATTAAATTATGAAATTATTGGAAATAAATCCAAACCTGTCTTGGGTGATATTGATGTTGCAATATCAACTGAACAATTGAATCAATTATTTGGTGTAAATTATGATTATGATAAAAAGATGTTTTATGATAAACTAAAACAACATGTAGAAGCTAACACACCATCAACAGTTCCTACACCAGCATTTAAAATAAATACTGGATTGGATCAACTACATTTAAATGTACCTATAATTGATAAAAATGGCAATCCAGTGAAATCCACAGAAATACCAAATGAAGACGGTTATGTACAAATTGATTTGATGATTGGTGATTTAAATTTCATGGTTAAATCTTTATCTGGTGCTCCAGATTCAAAGTATAAGGCCGCATTAAGAAACATTCTATTAATGAATATTATGTCTAATAGTTATGAATCCACCGAAGATCCAAATAAGATGAAGAGATATCAAATGAATTGGAAAAAGGGTCTTCAAAGTGCGGATGTTATAACAAATGAAAAGGGTAAACAGGAAAAACAAAATATAAAAACTGTTTATACCGATATGGATGATGTTGCTGAATTTTTATTTGGCGATAATGTAACATTTAATGACATTAACACTTTAGAAAAACTAATTAAATTAGTGAAAGGTAATACTTTTCGTTATAAAAATAAAAGAACTGAAATCTTGGATGATTTCAAAAAGGAATTGGAAAGATTAAAAGTAAAGTTATGAAAAGAGCAACAGGAAAAAGCAATCTTAATATCGTTAGAGATTATGTTGATGGAAACCGTCCATTTATTCAAGTGGGATATGATCCTAATTTAAATAATAGTAAAAGAAAAGAAGGTGAAGAATGGGAAGATGGACAAGGTAATAAATGGATTTGGAAAAACAATACCAAAAGAAAAGTATCTAAATGTGGTCAAATAAAAATTGATCAAAGATGTAGCATTTGTAATGCGGATATGAAATTTGGTAATTATTTAGACGATAGATTTTATCCTAAAACAGGTAAATGTTATGATTGCAGTATTTCATTTGATAGTAAATTAAAAGCATTGGGAGTATATGGCGATTATGAAAAATATAAAATATACAACAATATGCTTTTTGAAATGAAAGATTTTAAGAAAAATATTACTGATAGTATTGAATATTTAGAAAAAAATACGAACGAAAAATTACAATTTTTCAATGATGATGGAAGTAGTGAATTTTGGACGGATGATACTAATCAAATGGTTAAAGTTTTATCGGATTTGAAAAACGATTTAAAAGATGTTGATGAAAACATCGCAAAAGCCAATGAAGAATTGACGAAATTAAATTATAATCCAGAAACCGAAAAGAAAGCAAAACAAATGGTTTTGGATAGATTAAATCAATGAGTACACAAAAAACACTTAAGGAAGTAATTAAAGAGGAATATAAGAAATGTCTTGTAGATCCAATTTATTTCATGAAGAAATATGTTAAGATTCAACATCCTATTCGTGGAACTGTAAACTTTGATTTGTATGACTTTCAAGAAAAGACTTTAACTGCTTTAGTAAATCATGATTTTAATATTATATTAAAGTCTAGACAAATGGGTATTAGTACATTAACCGCAGCATATAGTTTGTGGTTAATGGTATTTCATAAAGATAAAAATGTTCTTTGTATTAGTATTAACCAAGAAACATCAAAGGAAATTGTTACCCGTGTTAGATTTGCGAATGACAATCTTCCATCTTGGTTGAAAGTAAAAGAACAAGAAGATAATAGATTGAGTTTAAGGTTAACAAATGGTTCACAGATTAAAGCCGTATCATCTGCTGGTACATCAGGTCGTTCTTCTGCATTGTCATTGTTGATTATTGACGAAGCCGCATTCATTGATAACATTGCAGAAATATGGTTGTCTGCTCAATATACATTAAGTACTGGTGGTAGAGCTATTATGTTAAGTACACCAAACGGTGTTGGTAATTTCTTTCATCAAACATGGATAAAAGCAGAAGCGAAGGAAAATGAATTTAATACAATTAGACTTCCGTGGAATTTACATCCAGAAAGAGATCAAACTTGGAGAGATAAACAAACAGAATTGTCCGGTGTTAAAGGTGCGGCTCAAGAATGTGATTGTGACTTTGCAACTACTGGTAATGGTATAGTTGATGCGGTTACTATTGATTTTTACAAACAAAGTAAAGTAAAAGATCCAATAGAAATGAGAGGAATTGATCACGGATATTGGATATGGGAATATCCTGATTATAGTAGAAATTATATAGTTAGTGCAGACGTTGCTAGAGGTGACGGTGGTGATTATAGTGCATTTCAAGTAATAGATGTGGAATCATTAACACAAGTTGCTGAATATAAAGGGTTGATAGGAACCAAAGAGTATGGTAATATGTTGGTTACGGTGGCTACAGATTATAACAATGCTTTACTTATAGTTGAAAATGCGAATATTGGTTGGGCAGTATTACAACAAATAATAGATAGACAATATCCAAATACATTCTATAGTAGTGCAGACTTACAATATGTAGATGTTGAACGACAATTGACTAATAAAATTAACAGAGATGAAAAAAAGATGATTCCTGGATTTACTAATAGTCAAAAGACTAGACCATTATTGATATCAAAGTTAGAATCTTATTTTAGAGAAAGGTCTGTAGAAGTAAGATCTATTAGATTTATGGATGAATTGGCAGTGTTTATCTGGGACGGTAATAAAGTAGCAGCGATGAAAGGTTATAATGACGATTTGGTAATGGCAATGAGTATTGGTTTATGGGTAAGAGATACTGCATTAAAACTAAGACAACAAAGTATGGAATTAAATAGATCAATGTTGGGTGGTATTACAAGAATTGGTGGATCTCAAAATGTTTATAAATCTCAAACTGTTAGTAGTCAAGAAGCATGGCAAATGAAAACAGGAAAAACTACAGATAAAAAAGAAGACCTAACTTGGTTATTGTAACATATTTATATATATAAAACTATGGCAAACGAAGAATTTCAAATTTTAAAACAAAGATCTTTATATTCAAAGTTAAAGAGACTTTTTTCAACCGATGCGGTAATCCGTAATGTTGGTGGCAAGAAGTTAAAGGTGGTAGATACAGATGAAGTAATGTATGCTACTGACCGCAATACACTTAGAGATCGTTTTAACAGAGTTAGAACATCTTCATATAATCAATATAGTAGAGACTTTACATTAAGTTATCAAGCTGCTCGTATTGAATTATTTAGAGATTACGATACGATGGATATGGACCCGATTATATCATCTGCGTTGGATATTTATGCGGATGAATGTGTAACCAAAAATGAATTGGGTGAAATTCTTATAATTCATTCAAGTAATGATAACATCAAACAAATTCTTTATAATTTGTTTTATGACATTCTTAATATTGAATTTAATATGTGGAGTTGGACTAGAAATCTTGTAAAGTACGGTGATTTCTATTTAAAAATGTATATTAGTCCAGAATATGGCGTATACATGGTAGAACCTATTAGTGCATATAATGTTACCCGTGTAGAAAATAGTGATTTGACAAACAAGAACTATGTTAAGTTCCAAATCAATTTGCCAGAAGGTGGAAGATTGGAAGAATTGGAAAATTATCAAATTGCTCATTTCAGAATGTTAAGTGACAGTAATTTTATTCCATACGGTAAGAGTATTATTGAAGGTGGTAGAAGAGTATGGAAACAATTATCATTGATGGAAGACGCAATGTTAATTCACCGTGTAATGCGTGCTCCAGAAAAGAGAATTTTCAAGGTTGATGTTGGTAATATTCCGCCGGGTGAAGTAGATCAATATATGCAAAAGTTGATGGATAAGATGAAAAAGGTTCCATATATTGATGAAAGAACTGGTGATTATAATCTAAGATTTAATCTACAAAATATGGTAGAAGACTTTTATCTACCAGTTCGTGGTGGTGATAGTGGTACTAGCATTGAACCATTGAGTGGTATGGAATTCAATGGTATTGACGACATTGAATATCTTCGTAATAAGATGTTAGCAGCATTAAAGATTCCCAAGGCATTTTTGGGTTACGAAGAAGATTTAAGTGGTAAAGCAACACTTGCAAGTGAAGATATAAGATTTGCTAAGACAGTTAATAGAGTACAAAGAATTTTGATTAGTGAATTGAATAAGATTGCAATGGTGCATTTATATTCACAAGGTTATAAAGATTCATCATTGGTTGATTTTACATTAGAATTGACAAATCCATCTGTA